GCTTTGGTTGCGATGGTTGCTTCACCGTTGCTTTAGCCTACCTTTCGTAATCTTTTAACGTCTGGTAGGACCAAAACCTCCGAACAAATGCACCCGGAAGGCGCATAGGCGGAGCGTGATGAGAGGGACCGAATGTCCTCTCAAGCACCCCCTCTTTAGGGAGGGTCCCCAAGTAGTCTCGATCTCTTTTTGAATCAAGATCCTGCTTGAGCTTTGAATATGAGCCAGGTTTTCCCGGCTTCACCTTCAATACCCGACGCCTAAACTTATTAGCAAGTCTATATACGCTGGGCGTTTTGATATTAGGTTTAATTCCTCTATCAAAAATCAAGGAAGTCGTAATTGGCTCCTTGAATCTATCAGCTACTGTGCTGATAGATACGGCACCTTCCGTCTTGGAAGGGCCAATGTCTTTCTCGAATATAAGGTCAAATTGATCACCTGTTATGCGAGAAAGTCTCTTGTCTGAATTAGACTCAACAAGAGTTAGTCCTTGATGAACAATTAATTTCCTCAAGGGCATGGAAGACAGCAATGCCATCCACCTGTTTGTCATACGGAGTTCTTTCCTTGGCAAAACTGGATAACACGGGTGAGAAATCCCACCCATGAACCCTACTGCTCCCAATGGAATTCCCATATGGAAAGCAGCCTCCCAATCCCCCAAAAATTTGGAGTACGGGTACAAGCCTTCTCGTCGCATTTGCTTTCGAGAAGGAACGTTCCCATAGGCGACATATTGTCCCCTTTGAGAGGCAGGAAGGTTATACCAATTAAGGGTTCCCTTACTTGCACCAGGCGGGGCACTCCACAAGGATAATAACTCCTTGTATAGTGGCTTACCCTTCTGGTATACGATCTCACAGAATAAATAATCCGTGGGATGGATCCAGGTTTTAGGCTTCGATGGCCTTGAACCTAGCGATAAAAATTTATTATCAACGTCCATAATAGTTTTAGACGAGTCTTTACTAGTATGAACAATGACTCCATCATCCCCGTAAGTCCAGGGATCTGGAAGCTTAATGCAATGGCAAACATAAATTGTTACCATAGGCATTACAGGGAAAGATGTGGGATCTCCCATCATCTCCCCAACGGACGTAACATAAGTTCGTCCCGTGGTTTCAGAATAAAACCCTATACCACAAGCCCAAGTGAGATATTTCTCAGGATAGGCTAAAGCCGTGTCCTTCCAATTTTCTGGAGGGACAGGGCATTCCTTATCGGGAACTTGCAAAGGTAATGCAAGTTCAGCCAAAATGGACCACATATTAATATCTGGTTCAGGTGGAGGATAATGATGCTCTAATAGCATTGGCTCCACAACAAGCTTACTGCCTAATAATTTAGGAAGCAAAGGCTTGAACCTCCCCAATTCATTTGGGAAAAGGTCACA